GCCGTACCAGCGGGTGCCTGCGTGACGTTGTAGTACGCCATCTTGCTCGCCCCTGCCAGCGTCTCACCGATGGGCTGGCCGAGGTAATCGAAACCCCGCACCGCGCCGGTACCGGTGATCTTCGCTCCGTATGGCATCGGACACACAGGCCGCGCGGCGATAGTCACTGCGGCAATGGGACCGCTCAGTACGACCATCGCATCGACACGGCCATCCTTCGCCACATCAGCTGCATACGCGAGGTTCGGCACGTAGTTGTTGTGGATGGGGAACAGACGGTTGGGCTGCGGTCCGCGCTGTACTCCCTGCTGCGCTTGGCTAGGCATTCTCATCATCCTCCGTTGTATCCATGTCGTCCAGATCGCCGAGGCCGAGTTCGATGTCGTTCGTGTGTCGTTGCGGCATGACAGGCATGTCAGCTTGTCTACGTTTCCGCGCATTCGTCGCACCAGCCGCACGACGCATTACCACCTGCTGCAATGACACAGGCTGCGACTGACCAACGACATCGCCGCTGTCCATGTCGATGAGGTCAGGTGGGTCCATGAAACCGAGACGCTGCATTTCCTCGTCAGTACGCACACGGATCGAATGTCCTGCGGGGAAATACACATCGTAGCCGTACGGCACCTGCACGCTGTATGCCTCGTTGACACCATCCTCTGTGCGACGGTAATGCGTCTCCGTGACCATGCGATTGATGGGATGGACCTCGAAGCGGGGCTTGATATTGCGCTGCGGCATTGCCATTAGTCGTCTCCTACCGCAGCAGCCTTCACTGCGAACATGATCGCCGTTTCGAGATGCGTCAATGCGAGTGACTGCCGACGACCCGCTGGCGTGTTCTTGGTGATGATGTTGGCGTATGCATTGCCGGCTTCTTTGATAGCTGCGATCTGCTCACTGCCACTCGGATTGAAGTCTGGATTGGTCACTGCGTAGTCTGCCATTGTGTCTCTCCTCACTGCTGGCGAATGCGTACACGGCCCCGACTGTTATGCCGGAGCCGTGACATGCTTGTCAGTTCGTAACAACTGCGTGCGTGCGATACGCCTTCCACATGCACCACTGGCCCTGCCACACGACGCGACGACCGACAGCATCCGTATCCCACGGCGCAACCAGTTCCTTCACCTTCATGTTGACGTGGCGAAGGATGTGCAGGCGCAGGTACTTGCTGTTGATGAAGTACGCCTTGTTCACCGGGCAGTCTTCGTCGTAGATCATCGGGATGTTCTGGAAGGTCACACCACCGAAGCCGAGGTCTGCCATGCGCGCGCCGTTCTTGGTGTCGGTGAGCGCGAAGATCACCTTGTCGCGAACAGCAGCACGATACAGACGCATGATGTTGCGACCGCACAGGATGAGGTCCGGCTTCTCACCCTTCATCGTGAGGTCGAGCATCACATCATCGAACGCTTCTTCGATGTTGGTCTGGTTCAGCGCACCGGCGAAGATGTACGCGCTGGTCCTCCACTGTGTCTCAACAGCGCGGTCGAGGTCGCCGATCACACCAGTCGTCGGATCGTCGGGGATGAGTGCTGCGAGGCCAAGCGGATCAGTACCAGCACCTGCACCGTACAGGTACTCGCTGAACTTCTCCTTGATGCTTTCCTCCAGCACTTCCATCTTCGCGCGCAGCAGCTTGAATATCTGCGCGGTACCACGGTTCTCGTCCTGCTCCTGATCGCTGATGATGACACTGCCAGCGACACGCGACCAGTTGTAGCGAACGGTCTCGAACTCATTCGTCTGCGCCATCGGCAGTTGGTCGTAGTACTCGTACGACGTGACATTCGGATTGCGGCCCACGGTGAGCGGATTGGTGATCTCGTGGCCGCCGTCTTCATACTCTACACGGTTCGTCGCGAATGCCCACGCCTGCAATGCGTTGGACTTCAGTGACGCCATGATGAGCTTTTTACGGCTCTTGGTCATGGTCGAGTGCAGTACCGTCTCAAGCGGCGTGCTGCCACCGGGATGATACGGAGGGGTCGGATAGCCGGGCATTTGCGGTGCGCTCCTAGATCATGCCTGCTTCACGCAAGCTGGATTGTACAATGCGGTCCCAATCTTCATCGGGTGCAGCGATCTGCGGCTCGGTGCGCATAGAGGCGTTGGGGTTGCCTCCGTTTGGCATCGGTACGGATGGCTGCGCATTGTGCGGTTGCGCGTGACCGTTGTTGCGTGGTGCGACTGGTTGCCGCTGTGGCTGTCCACTCTGAGCCGCTGCAACTTGCGGTTCGAGAGGTTGTGTGAAATCGAAGCCGTTGCGTATCGTCCACTCACGTAGCTGCCAATATGCAAGCGGTGCAGTGAGGTCAGGATTGCCGCGCATCAACTTAGCGATAGTCTCTTGATGCACTTCGGCGTAGTCGTGTTTGACTAGGAACTCGTTGTATGCGCGTACAGCTTGAGCCTGCTCCTCGGTCTGCTGCTTCTGCGCATTGCGGTCATTCACGAGTGGGCCGAGGCGGTCATCCAACATCTTCTGCACGGCCTGCATGTTGATGTCGGAAGGCGTACCCGGCTGCCCGGTGATTTGCGGGAGAGTGTAGCCTAGTGCCAGTGTCTCTTGCAAGGCCCATTTCGCGACGGACAGGGGATCACGGCGGAAGTTGCCCATGATCTGCATCCCGAGACGTGCATCATTGGCGCTGACATGCATGTCATTTGCGACGCGATCGAGTTGACCTGCATTGGCTGAACCCTCGCGTAGTGTTGCGATGTCGCGTTCTAGTTGGGCTATGTACCGCTCTTGCTTTTGCGACTTCTCCCACAGTCTGCGCTGCGGTCCAGCGGTTGCAACAATCCGTCCTTGCGCATCAACGAGATTGCCTTTGGCGTCGGCGCGGATTGGACCAACGGCATGTAGATCGTCGGCGGTGGCTTGCTGCTGTCCTCCCGCACCTGCATCGCCGTCTTGTGCACTGCCATCGCCAGCAGCCCCATCGGTTCCGTCGTCGGCATCGTTCGCGCTCGGCGGCGTATCATCAGCGGACGGGTCAGCAGGCGGTTCGTCATCACCACTCTCACTACTACTGTCATCGAAGCTGTCACTGATACGCTGTTCGGTCGCGTTCAGGTCAGGGTCGCCATAGTCAATGCCATTCTCTAGTGGATCGGGCATGTCGCATCTCTCCTATGCGTTGCCTTGTGCGGGTTGTGTTGCAGGTACAATTCGAGCAAGCGCCTCCTGCATCGGTACACCTTGCGCCATTGCGGTACCTAGCGCTTGCTTGGCTTCGGGTGGTAGTGCATCGATCATCTCGGCCAATGCAGCAGCGGGTGGTTCGCCTTGTCCCTGCTCGGATGGTGCGCCTCCATTGGTCCGGGCTCGTTCTGAAGACGCACCACCCTCGCCTGACGCAGTAGAAGGAGCCGGTGCGGTAGGGGGTGCACCAACTGCTTCCATGATACTACGCCATTCTTCCTCGGGAATTACATCGTTGAATGCTTTGCGCATGGTGTTCAGCATCACCATGAGAACCGGCTGCGGCGCTGCATTGACGAACTGGCCGAGAACCTGACCCATCTGCAACGCTTGCTGCTTTTTCGCTTCGGTTGTGGGCTTGGCTGTGGAGCCGCCAGTGACCGTCATCTGCACGTCAGACATGATTTGCGTCGGCGTGAGGTTAATCCAGCTTGCAGCAGCTTCTGTACCAACGAGCGATGCGATCATCTCCTCTGGCATGAATTGCAATGCGAGTTGTGCAACTGCCCATGCGATGCGACCGATCAAATCTTCTACCGCATCGATCTTCTCATCCATGCGCGTCTGTTGCGTGCTGTTGTACTGTTCGATCGCACGGTTGGTGGTGTTGGTTTTGAACTCGACACCGCGCATAACAGGCTGCACCGACGACACGCGGTCGATGGCTTCGAGGATCGGCTTCTTGTCGAATAGCTCAATGAATTGCATGCTCGGCGGTACGAACGCTTGCACGAAATTGCCAAGCTCCATACCCTCTGGCACGTCAACGCCAATCGCCATCTCCTCGTCGCCTTTGAGCATGGCTTCAACCTCGTCCTTCGACACACGCGACTTGTCGTAGAACAGATTGCGGCGTGCCCATTGACGCGCCATCTTGAACTCGGAATTGATCTGATTGATCGCGTCTTGCTGGTCGAGGTAGTACGTGACTTCACTCTTACCGATTGGTTCTTCAGGATCGGTGTAGAACTGTAGCTTGAAGATGGGGAAGAACGATTGCAGGTGATACGGATCATCCCAGACCCATATCGGCCATGTCCAGTCGGAGTCGTTGTACAGATACACACGCTGCGTTACGCGGTCCCACACGTACCACACCTTAGTGCGCTGTGCTGACTTGAATGTCGCCTCGTCTTCGTAGCCGTAGTCCTTGAACGAACCACTCTGCTTCGAATCAAGCAGCGAATATTGCAGCACCTCCGCCTCGACATCGTTCTGTCCGTCTCTGCCACCACCGCCATTGATGATGTGTGTCGGCTTGTAGATGGATGTGTACTGATCCTGCCCGTTCTTCTTCGCATACACCGCGTTGATCCACGATGTAGAGACGTAATCCGCGATCATCATCCACTTCGCATCGGCATGATCCTCGTCAACGCTGTCATCGTCTACGAGCACATCATGCGGGCGACGGAATTTGCACCACGGACCTGCGGGGCGTAGCAGTTCGATACGATCTTCGAGAGCCATGATCTTGCCCTCGATTTCCTCGACCTCCTGTGCATTCTTCGCTTTGGTCAACTCGGTAGACAGCTTGCCGAGGTCTTCCATCGCCTGTTGTGACGACTGCTCGCGGAATGTCCAACCAACTTCGATGTATGACACGTTTGTCAGCGTCGTCATCACCACAGCCTTGCGCACTTTCGGCTTGAGGTTCAAACCGGGTGAGCTACGCATGGACAGGAGGCGATTGAGTAGCTTTTCGATCGATGCGGCAGCTACATCATCGACTGCATTGGCACCAGTAACTTCGCACGTCGGATTCTTCGCATACAGCAGCGGCACGAGTGCGGATGTGTTGGCGAATACGATGTTTTCCGTCTCGCTGAACTTGTTGCTGCTTTTGCGGCTTGCACGGAGATTGCCAGCACTCTCGCCGTCGTCTGCGTCACCACGATGCGGGTTCTGATCGTTGCGATAGTAGCGGATCGCCTCATCCCACGACGATACAAGCTCTGCCTGCTCACGTTTCGACATTGCTTGCTGCTGCCGTGACTTCCACAGCTTGCCATGCGACTTGCTGATCGGTATCTTGCTCTCACCGCGCACTTGGTAAGTCGGTTGCAGCTTCTTACCGCGCCGTGCAGTAGGTTCAGCGAGCCCACCATCGTCGCCACGGTCAATCGCGTCGTCAACTACCTC